ATTCCTTTTTACGTGTATTCTAACGTCAAACGTCGTCTAAATTATTTCAGACGACGTTTGGTTTAAGCAGCGGACGCTTGGAAGTCTTTAAATTCTTCCAAAAAGTTTTTCAACATATCGTGTCCGTGTTCGGTCAACAGGGCTTCGGGGTGGAACTGCACGCCTTCGACGGCGTATTCCTTGTGCCGCACGCCCATGATTTCCTGATCTTCCGTCCATGCGGTGACTTCCAAACAATCGGGCAGCGTATCGCGGGCGATGACAAGGCTGTGATAACGCGTGCAGGTAACGGGATCGGGCAAATCTTTAAACATGCCTTTGTTCAAATGGAACACGGGCGAAACTTTGCCGTGCATCAGCGTTTTTGCCCGCACCACATCCCCGCCGAACGCTTCGCCTATCGTCTGATGCCCGAGGCACACGCCCATAATCGGCAGCTTGCCGGCGAAATGGCGCATGGCGGCGACGGAAATGCCCGCCTCTTTCGGCGAACAAGGACCCGGCCCGATAACGAGATATTGCGGTTTCAAAGCTTCGATTTCTTCAAGCGTAATATCGTCATTGCGGCGGACGACGACTTCCTGACCGAGTTCGGCGAAATATTGGACGATGTTGTAGGTGAAACTGTCATAGTTATCAATAAACAAAAGCATTTTGAATCTAACCTGCTGTTAATTAAAGAATATTTGTTATTTCCGCATGAATCATACCCGATTTAATACCCGCTTTTGATTTTCCGTTACGAAACCGGGCGCGTTTTAATCCAGTTTTCCACTTCTTCGGAACGCCATCGGGAAGATGCCCCAATCTTGCACGGGCGCGGAAATTCATCTTTCTTAATCATGGCATAAAGCTTTGTCTTTCCGCAAGCGGTTATCTCTAAGACTTCTTTTAATTTGAGTAATTTCATTTCCTTTTCCTTTTGGTTTTGGTTTTATTCCCGATCCAAATCGGCTAATAATTCATCAAGCGGGACAGCCATCATCAAATCGATAAATCCCCTGAAGTTTTTGCCGTTAATGCCTACCTTTTTCATGTCGTCTTCGTTGAAAACACCCAGGCGGTCAGTGAATTTGATTAGCCAGTCCAACCGCTCGGAATCTCTCAGCAATTCCTCAAAGTGTTTTAACGTTTGCAGCCTATTATCGGAAATCATTTTCTGCCTGCCTTTCGTATCTTCATCAGGCGGTATTTCCGCCGCCTGTCGGATTGGTAGTTATTCAGCCTCCGGCGCATTTTAGTCTCTCTAAACCTCTTCTAATTTCTTTTTCAGACGACCAATTTTTCTGTAGTTCAAAAGTTGGTGCAACGTGAAGAAGAGGTCGAAATCAACTTCCATCTCACTGCCGATTACGTCTGCTACGACGACACCAAAATTGTCGGCGTAATCACCGCCTATTTGCGAACCCTGAATGGGCATAGGCTTGCTTCGGATGACAAGTACACGCCCAGTGTTCATGTTTTGCCATAACTCACCTTTCGCAGGGGCAGTGCTGTGGGCGAGTGCTTCCATTTGTTCCAGTGGATCGCTGTACTGCATAGCTTCCTCAATGTCGGAACGGCTGGGTTTCTTGTTAAATACATGGTACTTCATGGTGTAACTCCTATTAAAAAAAACTTAACTAAATCAGGCTTAGCAGCAATTCTTCAGATACTTTCTTCCATTCGTTCATTTTTAAACTCCTTTCATAAATGTAAACCAATGCGTTGCCGTTTGATTTGCCTTGTGCTTTCTAGTTGTATGCCCAAAAATTGGCTCTTCGTCAGTCAAAGATAGAATTTCCTTAACTGATATTTGATTTTCATTCCATTTGAAAATTAATATTCCGCCATCTTTCAATACCCGGAAACATTCGGCAAATCCCTTCTTAATATCAGTCCTCCAGTCATCGCCTAACTTTCCGTACTTCTTGGCCAGCCATGATTTTTTCCCGGCGCGCATCAAATGTGGCGGGTCGAAAACTACAAGACGGAAACTCTCGTTATCGAAAGGAAGGTTTGTAAAGTCCATTTTGACATCAGGTTTTACCTCTAAATACCGGATGGATTCACGGTCTTTAAGGTAATGCTCTTCTTGCCTAATATCTCCAAACAAAACTCGTTGGTCTTGTTTGTCAAAATACATCATGCGGCTGCCGCAACACGGGTCAAGAATTTTCATTCCATCTGTCCTTTCTGATATTCGTTTACTTGTACCGCCCCTTTCGGGATCCCTGATAGCTCGATAGCCATAACGACTGCGGCTATCAGGATTGCGGCGATGATGTCTTTCATATTCGGCACATCCTTTCCCCGATCCACCGCATAACCGGCACCGCCATACTGTTGCCGATTGCCATGTAGCGCGGCGTGTCCGGGCATTGATCAGCCGGTTTGTTTCGCCAAGGAATCCGGGTGTAGTTGTCGGGGAATCCTTGCAGCCTTTCGCATTCGACTGGGGTTAGTTTTCGTACTTTTGGATAATTTATAACGCAATTGCCGTTACAGATTTGGTCTGAATCTACGCCTCTGCCACCGAACCCAGTGCTTAACGTTGCTCCAATATTGACAATAAGTGTTTCGCTCCCTCCTGATAAAGCCCCTCCTGTTCTTTTTACCGTGCCTCCAACATCGGATTTTCGGTATGTTCCAAAGCTGCTCTCAATAAATGCGGCAGATTCTTCCCCCTTTTTTCCGCCCTGTTCAAGATTCCCGCTTTCGCCCGGTTGCTCAAATAGTATTTCGGCGACACGTCTGTCTCGATTACCTGATACAAGAAACACTCTTCGGCGGCGTTGGGGGACTCCGAAATATTGGGCGTCCAGTATTCGCCATGCGATTTCGTATTGCTCGGAACGCACAATACCAGCACCCGTCCATCTTCCCCCTGTTGGGACAAGCTCTTTGGACTCGCCAAGCAAAGCTGCCAAAAAACATCCGAAGGCGTTGTCTCGTGTTGAGAGGACGCCGGGGACGTTTTCCCATAGGACGACTGCGTCGGGCAGTCCGTGGCGTCGTCGAATAGTGTTAATTGCATTTAAAATCCTTACAAAAACAAGCGTCAGGTTTCCACGTTCGTCATTCATGCTGTTTCTTAAGCCTGTAACCGAAAAAGCCTGGCAAGGTGTCCCGCCGACCAACATATCCGGTGCTTCAATTTCGCCCGATAAAATCCGCTCCGGTAATGTGGTCATGTCGCCGTGATTTGGGACAGCCGGGTAATGATGCGCCAATACCGCGCATGGGAAAGGTTCGATTTCAGAAAACCATATCGGCTTTAGATTCAATCCGTCCCACGCAACGGATACCGCTTCAATTCCACTGCAAACGCTGCCATAGGTTAGTTTTCTCATATGATTTCTGCCCGAATCAAATCCTTGCGGAATTGGTTGTAATTAATCAGGCTGATTCCCGTGTTTTCCTCGAACGGAATCAGGATTTTTGCCATTGCGACACGCACAAAATCAGACAATCGGTCGAAGCTGCCAAGCGTCTTATAGTCGTCATGGCGAAGTTCGGGAATTGTGTTTGCCGGTTCGATTGTGTTGTTACACTCGGCAATGCGGTAGAAATGCCATGCTGCGTTTAAGACTTCTTCGCGCAACACGTTTTCTTTTTCGCCGATGTCTTTTGCGATGGCGCGTATCGATTTGCCGTTGATGATGTCGAACAAGGCTTGGATGTAGCATTTAGGACGTTCGTACAGGCTGGCGGTGTACAGGGCGATTTGCACGCTCGCGCAATATAAACCGACCTTGTCGATGGTCTTTTCAGGCACAACCGCGTCGTATGCTTCGCAATATTGGATCAGCTTCAACAATGGTTTCAGGACTTCGCGCCGTTGGTTTGGCGACAGGTCGTCTGAGTCGTTGCTGCGCAGGCTCTCGATTGCCGCCTGTGCTTCATTGGTCGTCTTACTTAATTCGCTGTCGGCGTAGATGCAGGCGACGACACGCATTGCGCGGATAAGTTTTTCAAATACGGTTACGCTGATTCGGTCATAGCCGTAAACCAACACCTCATAATGCATCAGGTTTTTGATGTTTTCGGTCAGTTGCGCGTCAAGGCTTTGCGGTTCACCTTTGTGCATTGCCATCTTATTCATCGCGTGGATTGTCGCGATGTTTGCCAACTTGTTGCGGTCGGCGCGTTTGTTGCCGATATTTTCGCGGGCGTATTTTTTGACGGCGGACTCTTTCTTCGCCGCTTTCTTCGCGGCAAGCATTTGACTTGCCGTCGGTCTTGTTGCTACTGTCGTTGTTTGCATTTTGTTTCCTCGCTTTTTTGATGCCGCTCTCTCAGTAACTCAAAAGGGGATGTCGTCGTCGATGTCTTCAACAGGCGCGGCGGGCGTTGCCGGTGCTTGTCGGCGCGGTTGTTCAGGTGGTGTGTGTTGGGCGGATTGCTGTCCGCTGTCATTACCACCGCCCAGCATCTTCATTTCGTTGACGATGATGTCGTATGCCGTGCGTTCGATGCCGTCTTTGCCTTGGTATTTACGGCTTTGGATGCGGCCTTCCAGATAAACTTGGCTGCCTTTTTTCAGGTATTGTCCGGCGATTTCGGCGAGGCGGCGGTACATGGTGATGTTGTGCCACTCGGTGCGTTCTACGCGCTGGCCGTTTCGGTCGTTCCATGTTTCGCTGGTGGCGACGCTGAAATTGCAGACGGCTTCGCCATTGGGCATGTAGCGCGTTTCAGGGTCTTTGCCCAGCCGTCCGATCAGGATTACTTTGTTCAGCATTTTGCCTCCATCAAACCTCAACAAATCCTTTATGGACAAAAACAGCTGTCTTAACGACGCTACCGTCCTCTTTAACCACATCAACCGATTTGCGCTCTGAGAACGCATATACCGGTTTAAACCCCGCTGCCTTTAAGGCAGCCTCAAGCGTACCCATAAAGAATGGCGCGCCTCCGATCATGACCTGAACACCAGGCTCGGAAACAGAGGAAATCAGCTTGGCAGCTTCTTCCGCACGGCTACGAATTTCTTGGGCTGTGGGAATATCTACAAAAGTCAGGATTTCCGAAAGTTCTGAGACGGGAATAAGTTCTGCGACGCCGGCTTCGATTTGCTCGGGAGTAGCGCGATGTTGAGTAAAGTTAATAATCATAAAAAACCTCCTATTTATCATCGGTAAGATATACCAAGCTATACCCGCTAGGGCATTCTTGGTAAGCTATCTCAAAAGGGTCATCCCCCTCGCGGACGAATATGACTTCGACCAAGTCATACCCATCCTCATTTTCATAATGCGCTATATATTTCATAAATATCCTAATTTACTTTTCTTTCAAAACTGTCTTAACAGGCTTCCAAACGGTTCGCCCGTCCACTTCCTGCGCCTGCCTGATTCCTACGATATGGATGTCAGGATTCCCCGCCGAAAGCCGGATAAACTCTTCGGCGGTCTCGATGGTTGAATACTCAGGGCTGATTTGGTAGCGGCTTTTGCTTAACCGCTTCCATTTGCGCTGGTCTTCGTACCACGTCGAATCATCTTTGTTGTAAACGAGCCGCCGCCGTTTTTCTTCTTCGAGGCGGCTCTTTCCGAAAACGGCAAACATTTCAGACGTCCTTAAATTCTTCATACCCATCAACGGTAATAATTCGTCGTTGACTGGATATTCCGCCGTTTTTATTCATAACGTTGCCGATTGCGGTAAATTCGCCATCTCGAAGTTCTGCAAAGTTGAGCAGGATTTTTAGTTTTACCGGGCCATTTTTATTTATAAGAACGGTCTTCCCAAACTCCCACCCTGTATCTTGTTCAAATATTTCTTTGCCTACATCAAGATATTCGGCTTCTTTCTCAGCTAGTTTTTTCTTTAATTCAAAGATTTCGCTTTTGTATTGTTTCAGGGTGTTTAAACGATTTTCCATTTTCATCTCCGATTCAGACGACCTTTCAGGTCGCCTGAAATTTCTTTAATTAATCTGAAGATTCAAACGCTCTTCAATCTTCGCGCCTGCAACTTCTTGACCGCTTTCAATTGCTTTTTTGATTGCAGTTTTATCAGGCGCAACCGTGATACGTTCGCGCATAAATTCGGCGGGAATCTGTTTTTCGTCGAAAACGTCAACTGCTTTCGATTTGCGGAATGACGCTTTAAATGTGCCGTCGTCTGCCTTAATCTCTTTGATTCCCGCCGCTTTCATGTTGCGGTCGAGATAGTCTTTCAGGCTTTGATTACGCGCCTTAATTGTCTTGAGTTTTTCATTCATCTGCTTGATGTGTTCTTCAAGCATTGTTTCTGTCGCTTCTTGGTTTTTGATGTAACCAATCACGGATTTTGCTTTGACTTCAAACTGCCCGATAACGGCTTCGAGCGTGTCTTGACGCTCTATCTCGGTATCGAAGTGATGGTCTAAGGCAGCCTGTACGTCGGCGGCGCATTGGTATAGTGTGATGCTCATTGCTCTTACTCCTGTTGGTTGTTTTGGAAATCAGCTTTCCGGTTTTCGTAAATGTCTTTGACTTTTGCGCGGGTTTTTCCGTCTGTATGTTTCCAAGCGTCAGCAAAGACTTGTTTCAATTCATCTTCAGTTTTCGCTTCGGCTACTGTTTGCTCGTATGCAGCAAGGTCAAACGGCGGATTCTTTTCAGCTTCCGGCAAATCTTCGCCTGCGTAGATGTACAAGCCAAGCCCAAACATACCCAAGCACTTAACAAGACAGCGCATCTTGTTTTTGTTGATGTCAAAACTGTTTGGGTTTTGAATCGCCTTGTTGCGATGATCTATGACGGGAAGCCACATATAACGGCTAATCGATTGGTCGTCTTTTTTAATGGTTACTGTTACACCAACTTCCGCTGTGCCGTCTGAGAAGAACTTTTCAGGGTGCATTTCAAAACTGCTTTCGGGGTAGTGTTCCATCAGCGTTTGCCATGCCCATGCCCATGAGAGATAGCTTAGTCCGTTCTTTTTTTCTACCTTGTCATTCACATTCACAGACGACAGGGTTTTCCATACTTCCTGCGGGAAACTCATTTTCCTTATTCCTTTCGGTTTCTTCTTGTTGCTCAAGCTCTTGCATAACTTGGCAATAAAACATTAATTGCTGACACATGATTAAACCTTTCACGCTCCCGCCAAAAGACTGTCCATATAGACTCGCGCTTTGGATTCTTCCCTGAAAAACTGAACATTCTCCAACTGCGGCCGCTTCCCTTTTCTGAGTTGGTGGGCGGGGTTGTTGTAGCCGTCGGGCATAGTTCCGACTTGATAGCCGCTTATAACCTTGCGCATGACTACATTAGGGCTGCGCGGCAAACCCATAAAGCCTTTAACCTTTGCCGTCAGGCTGCCTGCAAGTCCGTATGGTCTGTGGTTCATTTCGCCGCCTCCGCGTCGCCGCGCACTTTTTCAAGCGGCGGTAAAGATTGATAAAGTTTTTCGATTTCGTCCGCCTGCTGGCGCGTTGCTTCTTCGGCTTCGCGCATCGCTTGTTTTGCGATGTCTTCGCGGATGTCTTCGTACGGGTCGATAGCGTCCACGTCGATAAAGGCGGCGTCTGTTGTGTAGTCTGCGTATGCCTGTGCTTTGGCGTATGCCTGCACACCGAAAGCCACTGCTGATGCAATGATTGCAATTACTGTGTATTTCATGGTTTCCTCGCTGATTCATGATGTTTAGGATTGCCCGCCGAGTTTAAGTAAGGAAAATTCGGCGGGCTTGGCTGCTTCTTCGTTCAACCTGCACCGCGGCTGCTTAAGGAGTCGCTGCCCGCGCATTGTCGTGGTTTAAAGCGGTGTAAAACATTCAATCAAAACCACCGCCGGCGTCCCCACTCACGGCTTACGGTCTGCCTACTCTATTCCACTTCACGGGTATTCTTTTCAGGCGGCGATAATCCGCGCCTGCTCGATATATCTGTCTGCGTAAAAGTCGAGATTTTCGATTTGTGTGTAGTAATGGTCGTCTTCGATAGCGTCTTCCATTACTTCCATCATTTCTTCGCTGATCCACGCAGCTTCATCTCGGAGATTCATTCTGTATTCCCACTGGCGCGGGGTTTCGTCTTGGCACTCTTTAAGGGCTTCGCGGTACTCAAACGCTGTTTTCATGACGAGATATTCGATGTCGTCTTCCAGCTCGGTAAACGCTTCTTGCTTGGCTTCGCTTATAGCCTGCGCTTTGGTGTAGGCTGCGTCCTCGCCCGCCATTCCCCAATCAGGGGATGAATATCCGATGTTGCTCATTCAATGACCTCGCATGATATTGATGGCGACGATGTGATTTTCAGCTTCGTACCGTCGGGGAAGTAATAGAACATGGCTTTTTCTGTTGCCGCTCCCAACTTTCCGCCGACAAATCCGATCGTTTCGATGGTGTCTCTGTAAAGCTGGGAAGCTGAAAAACCAGCTTTCGCCTTATCGTCAAACTCGCCCTTTACCCATTGCGCCTTGTTGTTGATGTGTTTGCTCATATCAAGCATTTTGCGTTTCCTCGCGTTGTTGTCTTAATCAAGGGGTCGGGGCTTACCGTTTCCGCGTGCCGTTGCCCTGCTGTGTGTAGTCGGTTTGTGCCTCCGCGTTGGCGGTAGCTCGCCCAAGCCCTTGATTAAGCCGCCTGTCTTTCAAAGCGGCTCTGTTTGGCTTTCCAATTTGTTAAAGAACATTGCAGCGGTATTGTTACCTGACCTTTTTCGTCAGTCCGTTTGCTGCTTCGATGTGTGTATTATAGCAAAGCTAAACATGATGTAAATAGCAATGCTAATCTAATTTGCTATATTTTTTGCTATATATTGATTTTAAAAATAATTTAGTTTGAACTGCTGCGAACTAGGCGAAAAAAAGCCGCCCATTTGGGCGGTTGGGGGTTAACCGATACTTTATAAGGGGTTAACCGATACTTTATAACTAGATTGCAGGCATGAAAAAACCGCCATTTGGCGGTCAGCGGGCTAAAAATCGATGTCCATTGTGTGATTGAGTTTTGGATGGGCGATATTCAGCATGCGCTTAAAATCCTCTTTGTCTTTGGACAGTTTCAAAATGGTAATGATGGATGACAAATGCTCGCGCAATTTCGGGTGTCCAACGTCGTTGGTCAGAAATTGGTGCAGCCTTGCCTTCTTCTCCTGCTTGGAAGCTGCCTTCTTCAGTTCGGGCAAGATTTCGGGAGCTAGGCGGGTATATACCGCGTCGTTGGTAACATGCCCGAAAAATTGCGGGAATTGGTTGTTTTTCAGCGGCGGATATTTCACACCGTACAGACGGCAAAGCTCTTTGTAGTAATCGGTCGGAAAAGTCTTTACCCAAGGTTGCAGCTCTTTAGCTACGAAGGCTTCAAAGATTTTGGCTAATGCGTCTTTTTCGCGCTTTTCCTGATAGCCTGTCGCCTCATCAACCAAGGCGATGATACCGACTTTAGCAAGCGTCCTGACAAGAATTTCGGCTTTTTGAGCAGTCACCAGTTGGTTTTTTTGGGTAATAACGCCCGCCTCTCGTGCTTTCAGATACAGATTGCACGTCAGGGGAAGAATAGTAGCGTCAAAACCTTCTTGAATTTTGCCTTGTTTGTTTCTGTATTCCACTTTTTTGATCACATGGCGCAAATCCTCATCAATAAAGGCTTGTAGGTTTTTTGCGTCCATAAAAACAGGGATTCCGATCACACGGGAATTTCCCCTTGCGGGCCGGTCTAAAGCCTTAAAAACGGCGGATTGGGTAATTATCCGCTTTTTATTCTCCAAGACGGCTACGTCAAGCTCTAAATCGCCAATCAATAATTTACCTTCATGTGTTGCTTTAGGTAGTCCCGCCTTTGCTTTTTTCGCCTCCACCATTTTGGCGGATATTGCCTTTCTTTCGTCGGGTGTCAGTTTTGCCATTCTTGCCTTACCGCCGATGGCTCGCCCTGTCGGTTTTTCTGTCGTCATCTGGAAGTCCTTTTGATTAAAACGTACTGATTATATATTGCACGTTATTTTCTTGCAAATCCATCAAGGCGGGGGAAAGCCCGCATTGCGCGGGCTAGATTTAGATAACTGGCAGGTAACAACATCGGCAACCTGATTTGTGTGTACATTGTGCATGGGGCAAAACAGGGGCTTCAGACGACCTATATGTCTTGCCACTTTGCGATTTACAAAACTCGCAACTATCAGGGCAGCCTAAAATCTGAACCTCTTCATATTGTTTAAGCTCTTGTCGTGATTTCGCGCGGGATAGCAACATTAAAGGGATGGCAGAATCGGGAAGATTGGACGATGCAAATTCATCTCGATAAAGCCATTTAGGGATTTGGCTTAATCCCCAAATGAAGTTAAACGCGGCAATAATACGCGCGGCATTTAAATCATCATCGCTGATTTTGCCCAGTATCTCTGGGGTTTCTGAAAATATAGACTCCAAGATTTCAACATCTGACGGCTCAGGGTATCGCGCCCAGTATTCTTGAGGGGATATACCCGAAAACAGCCCGCGCGGCTGCGGTTGTGATAATTCATAATCCGCAACCGTCCGACACGCCGCCGATATATTGCCTGATCGGATTTGCTGCAAACTGACTCTGTATGCTTCATCTCTATCCATCATGCAATCACACTCCACCAAAACACGCGCCCGATGATGTTCATTTCATCTGCGTCAGCTTCTTCATCGGGGTAGGCTTCTGCATTGTAGCTTTTGATGCGGATTTTATTGTCGGGCAGCTTTTGCAGGATTTTTGTCCGCAACAGCCCGCCATGATTGACAGCGTAGATTTTGCCGTCCTTGATAACCTTGTCAGCGGTGTTGATGCCGAGTGTTGCGCCGTCAGGGAATACCGGCTCCATGCTGTCGCCGTCCGCGCAAACGCAAACCACATCGGCGGGATTGATGCCGTGCCGCCTAAGCGTTGATTTTGAGAAACGCAGTTTATAGCCGTTGTAGTCCTCGATGTCGTCTGAAAATCCATTCCCCGCCGATAGGTGTATATCTTTGTAGAACGGTACTTCGCAATCATCGGACGATAACGGCGTCTTGCTGTCCCAAACGTCCAATGTGCCAATTACGGTAGCGTTTGATTCAGGTCTTCTGAAATCCTCTTTCCCGTCTAACCACCCGCGCGGCAAAGACAGAGAGTCTTCAATCTGCGCCGCCGCGCCATTTCCTATATTCCGATAGCCATTTACCCACTGGTTTACCTGTGCCGGTGCTTTTCCAATGGCGCGGGCAAACTCAGCCTGACTGCCGTTAAACCGGCTTTCAATCAAGTTTTTCAGATTATCAAGTCTGCTCATTTCTTTACTCCCAGCTAAATCAACGTTTTAAATTATAAAGCAACGCTATATATAACAATGCTACTATTTTGCTTGCGTTTTGAAAATAGCTTTGCTATACTATTGCTAAATTGAATATAGCAAGGTTGAAATATGAACTTAATTGAATATTGCGCCATTCGCGGGAATCAATCTTACCTAGCAAAGAAAACAGGGATTTCACCAGCTTTCATCAATCAGATTGCACGAGGCGTCAGAAGTGTTCCTGTTAAGTTGGCGGCATTGATTGAAAAGGCAACAAAAGGCGAAGTAACACGGCAAGAGATGTTCCCTGATGATTGGGAAAAGATTTGGCCTGAATTGGCAAAAAAGCAGCGAAAAAGTGAATAACCAAAAGAAAAGCCCGCACGAGGCGGGCAATTCCCCTGAATTGCGAGGAAACGATTCAGGTAAGACGAAAGGATATTAAGGTAAGAAGAAGGTAATTATGAACGAAAAGCAAACGCAATGCAAGAAGATTGTCGAGTATATCCGCGTAAACGGACACATCACATCTTTGGAAGCTTACGCAAAGCTGGATATTACCCAGCTTGCCGCACGAATCACGGATTTGGAAAGCCGTGGATTTGAATTTAACAAACCGCGTTACAAGGTCGGCAACTGTAAAAATCCGGTCGCGCATTACTCAATCGCCAGGTCAGGAATCGAACCATGAACCGAGAACAAAGAATACACGAAGCCCGATTGCTGGTGTTGGCTTATATGCAAGCCGAAGACGTGAGCAAGGCGCAGGAAGCATTGGATAAGTGGGTTGAAGAAGTGAAAGGGGTTGATGATGGCAATTATTCGGACGAAGCGTGAACACAATTACACAATCGTCAGCAACAAGGTTTATGACAAAAATCAACTGAGCTGGCAAGCAATGGGATTACTTGGATACCTGCTGACAAAACCTGATAACTGGCAAGTTATGGTCCAGAGCTTGTGAATGTAACCAAAGACACGAAGAAGCCAACAGGCAGAGAGGGTATTTACAACATCATCAACGAGCTAAAAGAGAAAGGCTTTATTTCAGTAAGAAAAAACAGTGATGGTTCAACGGATTACACGGTTTATGACGAGCCGATTCAAAGCCCTAATCAGGGTAAGCCTAATCAGGGTAAGCCTAATCAGGGTAAGCCTAATCAGGGTAAGCCTAATCAGGGTAAGCCTAATCAGGCTGAGCCGACACTAGTAAATACTGATATTCAACAAGTACTGAAAGATAGTAAAGACGGAGATGTAGGGGACGATGTTTCCGAAGCGTCAGAGAGTGCGAAACCCATCAACATCAACATCGGCGATTTTGCGATTACTGACGACTGGGAGCCTGAAGACAAAAAAGCGTTTAACGCAAAACTTCGCCGCTCACAAATCCCAAACCTTGAAGACAAACGAATCAAAGACGCGCTGATTGAGTTTACAGGCTATTGGGGAGCAAGAGGCGATATGCAAACGCAGGCGATGTGGGAACACAAGTTTTTTCAATCGCTGACACGCTTAAAGGCAAGAGGCGAATTGGGCGCGGTAAGACAAGACCCTGCACATAAACGCTTGGATGTGCGAACTGCTGACGGTATGCCGGTAGTTAAAAAATCATCAGGGCTTCGACCATTGGGGAAATTTTGAAAATGACTGAGCAATTTGAAATCTTAGCAAGCCTGGAGGCAGAGCAGTCAGTATTGGGGGCGATCCTGATCGACAACGACTCGGCAAACTTGCTGACAGACTTAACGCCAAATAATTTTTTCAGCGAAAAGAACGGCCTGATTTTCAAAACCGCCATGTCGATGATTTCAGACGGCCTACCGGTAGATGTGATTACGCTTGATGCTGAACTTGGAAAGCGTGGATTGAGCGAAGAAACAGGCGGCCTTGCCTACCTGATTGACCTGCACCAAAACACGCCATCGGCGGCGAATGTTGGCCGATATGCGCGGCTGGTGTCAGAAAGTGCGGCAGAGCGTGAATTGCGATTCGCTGCTGAACAAATCGAAAGACTGGCGACAGAACGAGATGGCCGCTCAATCGCCGATAGACAGGCTGAGGCGGTTGCCCTGTTAGACAAAATCAGCGGCACGGCGGCAGGTAGAAGCGAGGAAATGAGCTACGAAGATGCGATAAGGGCAACACTGCATCACTGGGAGCGAATTTCCGAAACGGACGGAATGCTTGGTTTCTCGACTGGCTTCAGTAATTTGGACGAGGCAACAGGCGGCCTGCAACGCGGAAATCTGACAGTGATCGGCGCAAGGCCGGGCATGGGTAAATCGGTTCTTGCTGAAAACATTGCTCGGCACTGCGCGAAAAACGGCCTGTCAGTGCGCTTCCAAAGCTACGAGATGTCAGGCGTGGAACTAACCCAACGCGGAGCATCTGCTGAATATGCGATTGATTACGGCAGGCTGAAGAAATACCGCATGACACAAACGGAAACAGACAATTTTGCCCTGTATATCAACAAGGCGAGAAATTGGAAGTTTGTGATTGATACTGAGATGGTCGGAATTGATGCAATCGCCGCGCGATGCCGACTAGAGAAGCGCAAATCAGGGCTTGACCTGCTTGTTGTAGACCATCTGCACCTGATGCCGCGTAAAGGCGTGAATGAGGTTGCTGAACTTGATGATATTACAGCACGGCTGAAACGCCTGGCGATGGAACTGCAAATTCACGTCTTGCTTGTTGCACAGCTTAACCGAGCGACAGAAAAGCAGGCAGACAAACGGCCAAGCCTTGCAGACCTCCGAGGAAGTGGCGGTATTGAACAAAACGCAAACTTGGTACTGATGCCATACCGTGAGGGCTACTACGATTCCGAAGCACCGCAAGGAACGGCGGAATTAATTATTGCGAAGAATCGAGACGGTGAGCGTGGTGTACTTGATTTGACGTGGGAGGGGCAATATCAAAGGTTTGGAGAGTATGAGTATTACAACTAAGCAAACCTGTTACCACTGTATCTACTCAGATTTCAAAGCCGAATCAGGAAGTACCATGCGCGGCTTTGCGAAATGCAGCAAGGCGCGAAATGCTGAAGAAAGGGCGACGTATTACCACGGCGGGCATGGTTGCCATCTGAAAGATTTTTGGTCGGGTGGTAGCGGATTTGAAGCCGCACCGGCGGCAACGATGGCGAAGCGTAGAAGTGAATTTGAAAAATGGCGAACGAAAGGAAAGTGAAAATGGAATGGATTAATTATTTTGGTCTTGCAATGGTTTTTGGCGCGGTGCTTGGTGTGGTGATTCACGCAGCGTCCCGTCCGCCGCTGGATGAATTTGGTCGGAGGATTGACCGCGATGACGACTAAAAAATGCATCAGGTGCGGCGAAGAAAAGCCGTTGAGCGAGTATCACAAAAGCGGCTTGGATGCCTATGGCAACAGTACGCTTAAGTCCAAATGCAAGGTGTGCGTCAGCATTGAGGCTAAGTATTACCGCGAGAATAACAAAGAGGCACTGAAACAAAAACGCCAAGAGATGCGAGAAAGGGCTGCTCCGGATGTGAGCATCTTGATGCGCGAAGCGGCACGAATGGCAAATCAGGCATTCCCGCTTTTAAGCCCTGAGTTTTGGAACACTGGGGCAGACAAACGAGTTTGCGAAGAATTGGGGTTGTGATGAATAAAAAATCAAAGGGCGCAATGTATGCGTTAGGTCGTCTGAAAACTGGCGAAATGAACAAGACAGAAGCGGCATACGCTGAATATCTTGAACAACAGAAGCAGCAAGGGGTAATCCTTTGGTATCGGTTCGAGGGTGTCAAGCTTCGACTTGCGGATAAAACTTTTTATACCCCTGATTTTGCCGTCATGACTGCAAACGGCACTATGGAAATGCACGAGGTAAAGGGTTTTTGGCAGGATGATGCCCGCGTAAAAATTAAGGTGGCAGCCGACTCTTATCCATTCCGCTTTGTTGCCGTTAAGGTAAAGCCTAAAAAGGATGGCGGTGGTTGGTCGTTTGAGGTCTTTTAGGGTGGATGTGGTACTGAAAAACCGCGCCAAAAGAAAAAGGAAAAAGAAATGAAAGAAGCAATCTTAATTTGGTACATATTTATATGTTTTTACTTTTCTTTTTGTTTTGTCCGAGTGTCTTTTCTAATCGGCAAACAAAAATTCCCCGAAGAGTTGGAGTTTGTGGATAAGGGGAAAGTCATTTTTAGAATGACGCATTGGGATTTTTTCGCGCTTGGCATTTTTTTCTTGCTGGTTGGATTGGGTGAGTTTGTTAAGCTGGCTGGGAGTTTTAGATGAGCGCAATCAGAAAAGCCGCTAAAGGCGAGCAATGCACACTGACTAATTAGACCGGGAAAGGATTTGAAATGGCGGTAAATGTTGCGGTGGTGAAAACGCCGGCGGGAACGCTTGCACCGGCGACGGCATACGATGCGGAATTGTTGCGGGATTATGCCGCCGGTCGGCAGTTGAAGGTGGAAATCAAGCAGATGGGCAACCGCAGTTATCAGCATCATAAGCTGTTTTTCGGCGGGTTACTGCCTTTGGCGTATGAATACTGGGTGCCGTCGGGCGGGCTGGTGACGGACGGGGAGCAGAAGCTGATCAGCGGTTTCGCGCGGCGGCTTGAGGCCATGCATTCGAGCGGCGGGCTGTTTTTGGAGTTTGCCGACGAGTTTGTACGGATGGTTGCGGCAAAGCGGGGCGAGAGAATCGGTGCAGTGCTGCAAAGCATGGAGGCTTTCCGCAAGTGGTTGACGATTGAGGCGGGGTATTTCGATGTTTACGAGACGCCGAACGGTTACCGCAAGGAGGCGAAAAGCATCAGCTTCCACAGTATGGGGCAGGAGGAGTTCAATCGGTTTTACCGGGACTGCTTTCAGGTAGCTTGGAACATGATGTTGTCGTCGAAGTTTGAGTCGGAGGAGGCCGCCGAACGGGCAGCTATGGAGATGATGGAGATGGGTGGATGAGCAAGATTACGCAGTCGGCACGCGGTGAGCGTTGTCAGATACGGTTTCCGGGCATTTGCAATCATGATCCGGAAACGACGGTTTTCGCGCATTACCGCTTGGCGGGTTATTGCGGCACGGGCATCAAGCCGCCCGACTTTATGGGCGCGTATGCCTGTTCGCGCTGCCACGATTTGGCCGACGGGCGGCTGAAGGCGGATTGTGCAGAAGGGGAAATTCAGACGGCCTTCGCGGAAGGTGTGATGAGGACTTTGGTTTTGTTGCATGAAAAAGGGTTAATCAAGCTATGAATCAGCAAGAATTTGAATTTATGAACGACTTGGCGCGAGCTTTTGAGCGTCGTTACCGTGATACGCGCAGCCGCAATCGGTGCTTGAGCATCGAGAGCCGCTATATAGGGGAGGAAGTTTGCCCGCATAAGCCTGAAATCGGCTTGAGATACGGCGAAGATGCCATGTTTCTGACTTTGCAGGCGTGGGCGAAGGTGGATGCGCCACAACAGGAGGCCATCCGTATTTCGTTCGGCATCGGTGCGAAGTCGCAGGCAGCCTACGAGGAACGCTTGCAGGCTGAAATTAGGCGGCGCGGCGAGCAGCCCCTGCATTTGCAGACGGATTTGGGCTTGGCCGCGTGGTATGGGGCGATACGGCAGGCGGCAGGGGATGATTTTGATTTGCTGTTTGAGAAGGTTTGATTTTCTTAACGGTTACGGTATGATTGCGAAAATTAACACGTCTTAATGAAAGATAGGAAATGGCATATATCAACATACTGGCTGGCGATTTTCATAAAGGGAAAGCCGTCTTAAAAAATGATTGTATTGTTCTTCTTCGCGGCGAGAAGGTTGCACTGCTTGATATTGCAGGTTATGAGGTGCAGGACGGCGGTGTGATAGAGGTTGTGTTTTTTGATGGCCGCCGAATGCTGGTAGAGAAGAACGACGCATTCCTTCAAGCAGTGAAGGTCGCCCTTTATAATGAATCTCAAAACCCAGAAGAACGGCGGCAGCAATACAACCAAAGGCAGGTTAATTCTGCGGCCAAGGCAAAAAAAGCAAAGAAAATCAAGCTGATTGTGGGCGGTATTTTTGTTTTGCTGTTTGTCGCTATGTGCGCCATGCCGAAAAAGGAATTAACGCCGGAAGAGAGGGCGGCCGCGGACAAGGCAGAGGCGACAGCCGAAAAGCAGAAAATTGATGGGAAAATTGCTTCAGGTGTACGGGAATTTAAGTACGATAAGAAAACTTATCCGAAGTTGTACAAACAGTGGGGCGAGAAGGCCGTCAAAGAAATGAATGGTTATTTACCACGGATAGCCGAACATGTTGCCCGGGAGAATTCATGCGACGCAGTAGAAAGTGTTGATATTTCAGATGCGCGCAGCAACCCGAAAGCAAAACAAATGGTTTTCTTTGTAGATTGCAGGAATGGCAAACGCTTTTTTGTATCTACTGACGACCTTAATTCCGGCCGAAAATCAACCGCTGAACAGGATAAAGAGATTGAACATTCAGTCGTCATCAGTCAGTGTGATGCGGCAATTAAAGCTAAATTGAATCATCCCGGAACGTTTGATCCGCACCTTCTAGACACGGCAACCGGAGTAAATCCGAATGGCAATATCTTGGTTACCCGTGGATTTACGGCTAAAAACGGGCTTGGAATGCAGATTGATTATCGGGCATATTGCGTTATCACAGACAATAAAGTGGAAGTTTCGGTCGAACAGAAATAGTAAAAAAAACCCGCACATCAGGTTTGATAGGGATTGGGGATTAAATTCCCCATCTATCAAATTTTCAGACGGCCTGTTGTTTTTTTCCAGCAATAGGTGTATAATTCAAATCGTTACCCTTGCGGGGCTTTTCGCACGCCCAAAGGATATGAATTTTTAAGCCCGTACATAATAATGTGCGGGTTTTGTTGTTTTCAAACGACCTGAATTTCAGGTTTTCTAGCCGTGCTGTAACTAGCAAAAGGCAAGGGGCGGCGTAGCCGCTGAGGAAGATGCCGCGGACGCTTCCAAATAAACTAGGGGGTCGCGCCCCACTCTCCTTTGTTGGCTCTCTGTAAAAACGCGGAGCAAGTGAAACAGCGTTTGCCCGGCCTGACGGTCGCCTGCCATGACAGGCTGTAAAGCGGTTCTTGCACATAGCCCCTGCCGTTATCGGTATGGGGCTATCCCTTTTTCATGATGTATTACTCTCCTTTGCCGTCTGTATTCTGATTAAGATCGGAATCAGGCGGCTTTCTTTTTTCTGTGAGGTTCGATATGAGCGGGAAAGAAAAACGCCCTATCGGGCGTCCGACGAAGTATAGCCAAGAAATGGCTGATAAGATTTGTGGATTGATATCAAACGGCATGAGTTTGAGGGCTATTTGTAATGTGAATGGTATGCCCGCAAGAGGAACGGTGTATCAATGGCTGAGCGAAAATATTGAATTTCAAGACCAATACACGCGCGCGCGAGTTGAGCAGGCGGACTATTTTGCTGAAGAGATTGTAGAAATAGCCGATAGCGTAGAAGCTGATAGCGCGGCGGTGGCAAAGGCAAGATTACAGGTAGATGCCCGCAAATGGGCTGCGTCGAAGCTTGCACCTAAGAAATACGGTGAAAAGACTGAGCTTGACGTTAAATCAAGTGATGGCAGCATGACGCCGACGGTGCGCCTTGACGCGGAAGAGTATCGTAAGATAGCTGAAGACGTTTTGCGTAAGATTTAGCACAAAATGCTAATCTTTAAGACAGGCGGAATGCCATTTTTGATTAATCTTCCAAAGGAATTTAAAATAAAATGGCATTGCAGCAATTTGATGAAAAAGAAATATCGGTCATTCGTGATTTTTGCTGGCGCGATTTGTACACATTCACGCGCTGGATGTTTCGTGAGCGGCGCGGCTACCAATGGACGCAGGCGAAGCATCATGAGTTGATATGCGACGCGTTGATGCGTGTATTTAACGGTGAAACAAAACGCCTGATTATCAACATTCCGCCGCGATACTCGAAAACGGAAATCGCGGTTGTGAACTTTATCGCGTGGGCGATGGGTCGTGCGCCTGATAGCGAGTTTATCCATGCGAGCTATTCATCAACGTTGGCGGTCAATAACTCCGTACAGATTAGGAACCTTGTCCAGCATGAAGAGTATCGGGCGATTTTCCCCGGGGTGGAACTTGCAAGCGAAAGCAGCCATCACTGGAAGACGACTGCCGGCGGTGTGATGTACGCAACCGGTACAGGCGGCACGATTACAGGTTTCGGCGCGGGTAAGCATAGAGACGGTTTCGGAGGCGCACTAATCCTTGACGATTTGCACAAAGCTGACGAAGCGCGAAGCGAGGTCAGGCGGCAAAACGTCATCGACTGGTTTCAAAACACGTTGGAATCACGGAAAAACAGCCCTGAAACACCCATTGTCGTGATTATGCAAAGGCTGCATGAGAAAGACATCGCGGGTTGGCTGCTTGATGGCGGTAACGGCGAAGAGTGGGAGCATTTGTGCTTATCCGCTATTCAAGAAGACGGCACAGCGTTGTGGCCTGAAAAGCACGATATCGAAACATTGCGCCGTATGGAGCAAGCTGCGCCGTATGTGTTTGCCGGGCAGTATTTACAACGCCCTGCCCCGCCTGATGGTGGTACGTTCAAACCTGACAATCTGCAATTTGTGAAAGCCCTGCCTGCTGGAAATATCAGATGGGTGCGCGGATGGGACTTGGCGTCCACTGCGAACGACGGCGACTACACGGCAGGCGGCAGGCTTGGCGTAACAGAAGACGGGCGGTACATCATCGCAAACGTCGTGCGCGGTCAGTACGGCGCAGACGAAAGGGACAGGATATTGCGCAACACAGCGCAAAAAGACGGTGTGAAAACGAAAGTATCTATCCCACAAGACCCCGGGCAAGCTGGCAAATCACAAACTCTATATCTAACCCGCCAATTGGCGGGGTTTTCTGTATCTGCCCGCCCCGAATCGGGCGGGAAGGGAAAAC